GATAGTAATACAGGAAACATTTGGATATATTCTTAAAATTTTGTATATTTGTTATGAGAAAAATAATAGGTTTTATCATGGGTTTAGTTAAAAAAGAAAATAATGAAAATAGTCAGATACCTCCAATTCCTCCTTTTTCCAAGGAGGAGTTGGAGTTTTTATTGAAATTAGTATCTGATTGCACATTCAAGGGCAAAGAAGTTCAAGTTGTATATGATCTTGTTTACAAACTTCAGCAATTATATCTAAAATAAATTTGAAAAATATCTAACCTATAAAGGTGTTTCGTGAAAAAAGTTTTGTTTATTGTGCCACATCTTTCCACAGGTGGCCTACCTCAATATACACTATCACTAATAAAAAAAATAATGAATGACGTTGATGTGTATTGTATTGAATATAGAATGATAGCTGATATTTTTGTTGTTCAAAGAAAACAAATTGTAAACCTTTTAGGTGATAAATTTTATTCTTTGAAAAATGGGGATATTGAATTACAATCAATCATAGATAACATTGAACCAGACATAATACATTTACAAGAAATTCCAGAATTGTTTATGGATTACAATGATACTGTTAAGTTATATGATATTGATAGAAAATATGTAATAATTGAAACTTCACACGATTCATCATTTAAGGCATCTAGTAAAGAATTTTTTCCCGATAAGGTTGCCTTGATTTCAGAATACCAAAGACAAGAATTTTCTAAATTGAAAATACCAATATCTATAATAGAATCTGATATAGAATATAAAGAAAGACAAAACAGAGACGAAGCTTTAATACAACTTGGACTGGATCCAAATATAAAACACATACTTAATGTTGGACTTTTTACCCCAAGAAAAAATCAATCAGAAATTTTTGATTATGCAAAATCTATGGTTGATTATCCTATTCAATTTCATTTTATTGGAAATCAAGCTAGTAATTTTCAAAATTATTGGAAACCTTTACTTGAAAATTGTCCGCCTAATGTTAAGATTTGGGGAGAGCGTGGTGATGTTGATAATTTCTATTCTTGTATGGATTTGTTTTTATTTACATCAAGAGGAAATTCAAATGACAAAGAAACTAGCCCACTTGTTATACGAGAGGCGATAGGTTATGGTATACCGTCATTGATATACAATCTTCCAGTTTATATGAATATGTATGACAAATACAATACAATAAAATATCTAAATTTTGAAGATTTGGAATTTAACAAAGAATTGATATGTTCAGAACTTGGTCTTAAATATGAAAGAAAATATATTCACGAAAAAATGTTCAAATTAAAATTCATAGATGATGATAATAAAATAGAAATATCATATGATAAAGAAAAAAGATTTGATGCAAAAATATCAATAAAGGATATTGATTCAAATGTTCCGATATATTGGTTTGAAGCAGTTTTCCATGATAAAAATACATATTGGACAATACCAAGCCCAAAACACGTTTATGATTTTATGAAAGATGATACATTTAGAGGGTTTAATGTTGAAATATATTCTTCTGATAATTCATTAGTAGAATCACATGAGTTGATTATCAAAGATGTTGATAAAAAAAGGAATGTTGTATTGAATGTTGATAACCCATTTGATTGTATATTTTTTAATTACAATGAAATGTTTGTTAATGGTCAATATGATTGCTATAACATTGAAAATTTAGATACTGTTTTTGATATTGGTGCTAATAATGGTTTGTTTACATTGTATCTATTGAATAAAGGTTGTAAAAAAGTTTACGCGTTTGAACCAAATAATAAAACTGAAAAAAATATAAAATCAATTTTGAAAGATTATGACAATTACGAATTGATTAAAAAGGCGGTTTACACACACGATGACGGTATAACATTTTATACATCAGAAAACAATTCCACAATTGGATCTATTAACAGAAGCCATGTTCTTGCACAAGGATATGCTGCTGAAAATACTGTTGAATCTATATCATTAAATACATTTATACAAGAGAATGGTATAACAAAAATAGATTTGATTAAAATGGATGTAGAAGGTGCTGAATATGATGTTATAGAAAATCTTGAAGATTACATATTTGATATTACAGATTCCTTTTTGATAGAATATCACAGTAATCAAAATGGTGTTGCTAAAAAAATGGTAGAAAAAATACTATCACACGGTTTTGTCATTTCTCAAATCCGTGACCAAAGTAGTCATACGAATGATGATATAACTCAAACATACGAGGATAGTGATGCTGGAACTATTCATTTTGTAAAAAAAAATAAAAAAAAAATTAAAGCGGTTCAATTTTTATTAAATATAGAATCTGATAAACAATCAAAATCCATAGAAAACATATCTCAAATTGAATCTATTGGAATAAATTATGTAAAACATTTCAACGAGTTGTATACAGATTTACCTCCCGTTTCAAAATGCAATAGACCAAATGATGTTAGTTTGGAATTAAAATCAAATTCATTAACACCAGCACATTATGGTTGCTACGAATCATTTAAGAATGTAATTTTATCAGAATTTGATTCTGATTTAGATGCACTTATAGTTTTTGAAGGTGATGCAAAAATAAATGACATTACAACTTTCAATGAAATAATGAATCATGCTATAAATCTTTTCGAGAGAAACATAATAGATTTTGTTTCATTTGGTGGACCATATGATCTAGAAAATGGTATACTACAATCAGTCACAAGAAAAGAAGTTTCTAAACATATTTTCATTTCAGATAAAGTAATTGGTTGCCAATGTATTGTCATAGGAAAACATTTTAAGAACAAAATTAAAAATTTACTACTGACTGAAAAATGGGATGCATTAGATTTGTATTTAACAAACATTTCAAATAAAAATGATATAAATGTTGGAATAACATATAAAACAATAGTAACTCAATTTGACGGAAAATCTGATATAGATGGTTATGATAAAAAATTTAAGGTGTTTTGATTATGAGAATTGTGCAAATAAATCCAGGTCACATGGAAATACCTCCAAAAAATTGGGGTGCAGTTGAAAAAATAATTTGGTATTATAGTTTAGAATTGAAAAAATTAGGACATGAAGTAGACATAAAGTATTTGAATGAAATCAATCCAGGTGAATATGACATAGTTCATGTTCATATGTGGAATCAAGCATTACATTTATATGAAAACGGTATTCCGTATGTTTACACATTTCATGATCATAATGCATATCTTCAAGGAAATAATACATCTTTGTATTTGAATAATTTGCTTGCAATGAAACTCGCGGATATTTCAATAGTTCCTGCAAAATTTTTAATAGATTATTTTGAGGGTATTCCAATTTATTTGGAACACGGTATATCTTTGGACGAGTATTATCCCGGCGGTAATAAAAATGGAAAATTGTTGTGTGTTGGAAATAACGGTGTGAGTGCAAATCCAACATTCGATAGAAAAGGATTTCGATATGCAATCAGAGCTGCGGAAAAATTAAATTTAGACATTACTATTGTTGGTCCAACAGACAGTAACTTAAACTTTTTTAACAAAAATAAAAATCTTCTTCTACCAAACGTTAATGTTATTTACGATGCAACTTCCGATGAATTAAAGGAAATTTATAGAAATCACAGTATGTTAATTCATGCAACTAGTATTGAAGCTGGACACCCACCTTTAACTATTTTAGAAGCCGCTGCTTCTGGATTGCCAGTAATTACAACTGATTGTTCTGGAGATTTGTATACTCTTAATGCTGATAGAGATTACAATGAAATATCTGAGAAAATAAATCATGTGTTGTCCAATTATGATTCGGAACAACAAAAAACATTAGAAAGTGTGCAAAAATATGATTGGAAAAATGTTGTATTCAAATTAGAAAATCTATACAAAGACACATCAAAAAGTGATATGAAAAATAAATCATTGAATATGTATAAATCTATTAAAAAAATAAATCATAGAAACTTGATAAAAATTACTTTCAATGATGGTGCAAAAGTAAATATAAGTGGACAAAAACCAGAAAAATATGAAATAAAATTTATAGATGCAAATAAGAATGAACTTGTATACTCCAGTTCAGTATCAACAAATTCTTGGGCAAAAACAAATAAAAAGTATTATTCAAATTGGAAAGTTATAGTAACTGATTCAAAAAATAATGTAATTGAACACGATTTTGATCTAAAAGATAAAAAAGTTTTGATACTTTTGGATTCAAAATCATTGGGAGATACTATAGCATGGATTCCATATGTAGATGAATTTAGAAAAAAACATGGATGTAAAACATATGTAACTGCTTTCAACTCTTATTTGTTTGAAAGTGTTTATCCTGAATTAAAATTTGTTCATACATTTGATGAAATTCCCGACTGTTATGCAACCTATAAAATAGGTTGGTTTTACGATTCAAATGGATATAACAGAAATATGAATCCAAATGATCCAAATAAAATGTCTCTACAAGAAACAATTACTGATATACTTGGATTAGAATATAAAGAAATTAAACCAAGAATAATAGAATTGCCAAAATATGAGGCAGAAAGGCCATATGTTTGTATTGCAACACACTCTACTGCTCAGGCAAAATACTGGAATAATCCAACCGGCTGGCAAGAATTGGTTGATTATTTTAACTCTATTGGTATTGATGTTTACCTAATTTCCAGCGAAGAAGATGGTTATATGGGGAATAAACAACCAATCGGTGTTAAAAAAATAAATAAAAAATCTTTGGATGAAATTGGATCAATACTGTTGGGTTCTAAAATGTTTATAGGTCTTGGTAGTGGATTGACTTGGTATGCTTGGGCACTTAATGTTCCAACTGTATTGATAAGTGGTTTTTCTGAACCATATCAAGAAATGAAATCAGATGTTGTTCGTATAATAAATACTGATGTTTGTCATGGTTGTTTTGCTAAACACCTGTTTGACAGAGGAGATTGGAATTGGTGTCCGGAACATAAAGGAACTGAAAGACAGTTTGAATGTACAAAATCTATTACATTTGACATGGTAAAACCTCACATAGAAAATCTGTTGAAACTATAAATCAACATATTTATTGGTATTGATATAAACTGTGGAGTTCTATTTTGTCTAATTGGAAAAAACTTGTAGTAAGTGGTAGTCAGGCACATCTTGCATCTGTAACTGCTTCTAATGGTGTTGTAATAACTGGATCACTGATTACAACTGGATCAAATACACTTATTGGTAGAACAAATTTAACTGGCAGTTTATTCATCACTGGTAGTGAAGATATAACTGGTTATCTGGGATTACAGTCGGTTTCAGAATTGACAATACCAACAGACAAGTCTGCTTCATATATCTACACAAGTGGTTCAACCAATGATTTGTATTTTACACAATACAGCGGACCATATACAAATACTGTTCGTCTTCGTTGGTTAGAGGGAAATTTATACACTGGTATTCTTTATGGTGGAATCGTTAGTGGTTCTGTTGGTGGAACAACTTTTAGTGTAAGTTCTGGTTCGGGTATAATAGTCGATATGAATGCAACTCAATATGATGAACCATATCCAACCATACAATATGTTTCTTGGCCGAATTTTACCAATCAATCAATAACAAATTTAGCAAACGCAGATACAACTTGGCTTACAGTAAACTCTTCTGGAAGTTTGATACAATCCATGACTGCACCAACAAATGGCGATTTTGATACTATCATTCAAATTGGATCGGTTGTTCACCCCAATAGAACTAATATAAATCAAGTAAGAACATTCACAGTGCCTTCATATGCTATCGCACAACAAACCTATGAATTTATCCGTTCATTTGGTCCAATAAAAATTGGAGGTCATACATTATCTGCAAGTGGATCATCATTATCAGTAAATAGATCATCTGGTACGGCATTTGCATTAGGTAGGAACTATGCAAACGATCCAAATAAACCATCGTATGTTGAAGACGATGCCAGAAATGCACCAACATTGTTTAGATACTATAAATCTGGATCATCATTTGTAACCCAAACTGGAACAAATGTTCTTGATGTTGGTAATTACAATACACCAGCTACACCAACTGGATTATCTTCTGTTCCTGGTGGTTCATATACTGTTCAACGGGCATTTTATTTTCCTGGTTCAACTGGTTCACTTGGTGTATATTACGGTAGAGAACTTTACAATTCTATTGCAACTGCTCTTCAAAATTATGCATTTGAAGAATTTGAAGAAATACAAAATACATTGACACAGGCAATTTTTCTTGGATATATTATTGTTAAGGGTAATGCAACTGATTTATCTAATACAAATGATGCAAAATTTATTCAAGCCGGAACATTTAGAAATACAACATCTGCCGGTGGCGGTGGTGCTGCTTTACAAAATTTAGATGATTTGGCAAATGTTGTTGTTCCTGCACCATTAACTGGTGATTTGTTATATTATGACGGTTCTAATTGGATAAATTCTAAACAATTAAATGCGTCATACGGTGTTACTGGATCCATTCAAGCAACATCATTCACTGGTTCACTTCAAGGAACTGCTTCCAATGCCATTAGTTCATCGTATGCAGTAACATCATCTTTTGCATCAAGTTCACCCGCCGTATATGACTTTGGTTCATTTGCAACACCAACTGATGTTGGTGGTGGTGGAAACTTTGGTATAGTAACCGATGGTGATAAGGGTGATATTACCGTAACAAGTTCTGGAAGTATTTGGACTATTGATAATGATGCTGTAACATACGCTAAAATACAAAATGTAACCACATCATCAGTATTACTCGGCCGTGCAACTACCGGTGCAGGAAACATTGAAGAAATTGCACTTGGAAGTGGACTAACACTGTCTGGAACTACATTGTCTGCTGATGGTGGTTCTGGTGGTGTCACATATCAAGTAGATGTAATATCTGGTTCACAATCGTGGACCAAACCAGCATTTGCTAAGAAAGTAAGTGTATATTTACTTCCAGGTGGCGGTGGTGGCGGAAGTGGAGCAAGAAGAGCAACAACATCCAATAGATGTGGTGGTGCAGGTGGTAGTTCATGTGGATATACAAGTGCGGCATTTGATGCAACTTACTTATCGTCATCTATTTCCGTAACTATTGGTGCAGGTGGAGCAACCGGTAGTTCCGTTACAACTGACGATACAAATGGAAATCCTGGTGGTAATGGTGGATTGAGTTCTTTTGGAAGTTATCTTGCAACCGGTATAAATGGATATGGGAATGGTGGTGGGACATCAACATCTGTAACTGCAACGCCACCGTTTGGTGCAGCTGGATTTTTGGTTGTAACAACAACATTCGAAGGCCGTTCAGGAACTACAACAACTGGTACATCATTTCTTTCGTCTGGCTTAGGGTTTAATACTATGTTGGGCGGCGGCGGAGGTGCAGGTGCTGCTGCTAATATAACTACAACCACAAATGGTGGTCAAGTTACTTCAAGTAATTGGACAACTATTATTCCTACAATAACATTTGGAACTCCTGGAACCAATGGTGGTAATGGTGGAAACGGTAGTAACAATCAAATCGGAAATTATTTATACCTAAACACTGGCGGTGGTGGTGGATCATATAAAACAGGACAAGCAACAGGAAATGGTGGTAACGGTGGATATGGTGCCGGTGGCGGCGGTGGTGCCGCTTCCGATAATGGATTTGCTTCTGGTGCTGGTGGAAAAGGTGGTGATGGTTTATGTATAGTTATATCGGAAGGATAAAATATGAGATATGCATTGATAGATGAAAATGGTTCTGTAACGAATATAGTTATATGGGATGGTATTTCAGATGTCCAATGGCCAGATGGTTGCACTGCTGTTCTTGCTACACCGGAACATGAAAGTGAATGGAACTCGAAATATGTATCGTCTCAATCAAATCAAACACCATTGACTGATGAAGAAACTGAGTTGCTTAGAAGTTTGCTTAATAGAATAAATGCAAATGGTAACTAAAATGATTTATATTGAATTTACACGAGTATTTTAATGCCACTACGATTAAGACGCGGAACGGAAGCTGATAGAACAAGTATAACACCTGTTCAAGGTGAACCCATATACACAACAGATACCAAGAAGTTTTACATAGGTGACGGTGTAACCGCTGGTGGTGTTGAATTTGGTGTTGCTGGAACATCTGGTACATCTGGCGCAAACGGAACATCTGGAACTTCTGGAGCAAATGGAAGTAGTGGGACTTCTGGTGCCAATGGAACAAGTGGTTCATCGGGAACTTCTGGTTCTTCCGGAACATCTGGAACTTCTGGTTCTTCCGGAACATCTGGAAATTCTGGTTCTTCCGGAACATCTGGAAATTCTGGCTCATCCGGAACTTCCGGAACTTCTGGAAATTCAGGTTCATCAGGAACATCTGGTTCATCAGGAACATCTGTGGTTCAAGTGGAACATCTGGAGCCAATGGCTCTTCTGGAACATCTGGTTCTTCTGGAACATCGGGTCAAAATGGTAGTAGTGGAACTTCTGGTAATTCTGGTTCATCCGGGACTTCTGGAGTTAGTGGTGCTGCTGGTTCATCCGGAACATCTGGTTTAGGATTCACTATTAGTGGTCCAACGGATGATATACTTGATTATCCAGAACTGAGCACACATTATTTATTGGTATACAATGGTGTTGATAACAATATCACGGGATCACATTTGGTAACAATAAATCGTAATAATGAAACCGTTGATATGCAAATTGGTATAGAGTTTTTTAATGATGCAGGAATAACAACTGGTGGAAGTATTTCCGCAAATTCTGGATTTTATATTGGTGCTAACGGATGGACTGGAACTAACATATCAGCAACTGCATCATATGCAGCAACTGCATCTCGTGTTAGCACACTCAATCAAAATGTAACCGTATCTGGCTCAGTTTTTCTATCAGGTTCACTGCATACTCCAGTATTTGTAGATTATGAAGAAAAATATACAACAATAAATCATTCTTCTGCTGGTTCTATAACATATGACCTTTCACTTGGAAATATATTTTATGTAAATCAAACTGCAAACATAACTCTATCTACAATTACAAATCCACCAACTGCTACTAATCTTGGTAGTTTCACGGTAATACTTGATAGTGATGCAACATATACTGTTGCATGGGCTGCTTCTGTAAAATGGCCATCTGGAAATGCTCCTGATTTGGATAACGGCGCTGCTGTAAACATTGTTAGTTTTATTACGCCGAATGGTGGAACGGATTGGTATGGATTTGTAGGTGGTCTTGCATATTAAAATTAAAGGTTAATTATGATAAAGGATATAATAGTAGCTGCACAAAAAACACCACCTGCTCCACCAGTTTATTTCAATGAAGTGTGGACTGCGGGACAAGATATAAATGGTGAATTAGGACAAAATACCTCTGGTTTTGGTATTGGACGTTCTTCTCCCGTACAAGTTGGAACAGATACAAATTGGAGTAACATATCTGCTTTTGCCAATCTTACACATGCAATTAAAACAGATGGTACACTTTGGGCTTGGGGAAATAATCAAAACGGTCAAATAGGCGATAATACTACAATAAGTAGATCATTACCCGTTCAAATTGGAACAGATACAAATTGGAAATTTGTAATATCACCATTAGGATTAAAAACAAACGGAACACTATGGTCTTGGGGTAGAAATTTAGGTGGAGAACTTGGTCAAAATGACACCATAAGTAGATCCTCACCAACACAAATTGGAACAGGTACTGATTGGGCGTATGTTAATACATTTGCATTAGGTGGTACACCTGTTGCTATAAAAAGTAATGGTACACTTTGGGTTTGGGGTGCATCGGATCAGGCTGGACTTTCCAGAGACAGTAGACTACCCGAATTAGTTTATGAAGACATGGATTACACACAAATACGAAGTTACTCTAATTTTTCCATGGGTGCATATATGGGTTATGGTATAGGATTTGATGGTAAACTTTGGGGTTGGGGTGCTAATACATCACGGATATTAGGTGATGGTACTAATGTTAATAAGACTCTTCCTGTTCAAATTGGAATTGATACAAACTGGTCAAAAATATATGCTGGTGTAGATTCAAGTGGCAATAGTCATAATTTTTCTATAAAAACAGATGATACACTATGGACTTGGGGTACAAATACAGTTGGTCAACTAGGATTATTAGATACAACTTTTAGATCAATTCCAGTTCAAGTTGGACCTGATACAAATTGGAAAACAGTTTCACAAGGTGAATCATTTACCATTGCATTAAAAACTAATGGAACAATGTGGGCATGGGGAAGGAATACAAGTGGAAATTTGGCACAAAGTAATACTATGGCATTGACTGCAACACGATCATCTCCAGTACAAATCGGAACTCGTTCCGATTGGACACAAATTTCTTCGGGTGCATCTCACACTATTGCAATCAGATCAGATGGTACACTTTGGGCTTGGGGTAATGGTGGTAGTAGGCAATTAGGAATAACAACACCGTTTACTGGTAATAGATCATCACCAACACAAGTTGGGGTTCTATCTAATTGGTCACAAGTTGCAGCTGGTAGATCACACTCAATGGCCATTGCTTCTGACGGAACATTGTGGGCATGGGGTGGTAACGCGTCTGGACAACTTGGTAGTGGATTAACCAATACATTGTCTTCACCAACACAAGTGGGGACTCGTTCCGATTGGACACAAATTTCGGCAAGAAATGATAGTAGTTTTGGAATACGAACAGATGGAACTCTTTGGTCTTGGGGTTTGAACACATCTGGTCAATTAGGTTTAGGTGTATCATCAAATCGTTCTTCACCAACACAAGTAGGAACTCTAACAAATTGGGCATCTGCATCTATGGGTACAGAACATGTTGCATTTATGAATCAATCCGGAGTATTATACACGGCCGGTGGATGGTCCACATCTACTTTCAATTCAAAATTGGGAATAGGTAGAGCGGTAGTAGATGAAACCTCTAGATCGAGTCCAATCCAAGTTGGAACCGATACAAATTGGGATAGATTATTGGGGCAGGATATGGCAGTAAAAAAAACAGATGGAACCAGCTGGGCATTTCTATACAGATCCAGTCCTATTCAGATTGGAACTGATACTGATTGGTCTATGATTTCCTGCGATGCTGGGGTTCCAAAATTTGGTATAAAGACAAACGGAACATTATGGCAATGGACTTCATCTGCATTGACATCGTATTCTCAATCATTTGGTACTTCTACTGATTGGAAAAATGTTTCATATAATAAGAATGGTCCTTATGCGATTTTTACCAAAACTGATGGTACACTTTGGTTTTGGGGAAACAATAGTAACGGACAAGGTGGACTTGGTGATACAATATACAGATCATCTCCAATTCAAGTTGGTACTTTATCATCTTGGGTTTCTGCCTCAGCTGCAACCACACATATCGCTATAATAAAAAGATATACTTAAATTTGCTTATTATCGATAAATTTTGTATATTTGTTAGTTACATATAAAAATAAAAAGGTTTTGTTATGTTTGAAAAAGAAATTCATCCATTAGATGTTGCATTAAGTCATGCAATAAATGGACAACCAGATATAAGTGAAAAAATTCTACGCGAACAATCCCAAGATGATTTGAGGGTTCTTTTTAATTTGGGATGGCATGAAATGCGTCATAGTAATATGATGAAGGCATTTGAACATCTAAATTATGGTAGATTCATTAACACATTTGGATTACCTGCACTTCCTGGAAAGATTTGGAAAGATGAACCACTTGAAAATAAAACACTTCTTTTTAGGTGTGAGGGTGGATTTGGTGATCAAATTCTAAATTTTCGTTTTGCTAAACGATTTCAAGAAATGGGTGCAAGAGTTTTGGTATCGTGTGCATCGGAATTAAAACCTTTATTTTCAAGACATGGATGTATTTGTGTTGATAATGAAGTTATCATGTGTGCACACTATGATTATTGGGTTCCTGCAATGTCTGCTCCGTATGTTCTCGGAATGGAATATGGTGATTTGGATGGTTCTCCATTTATCTTTCCATCTGAACCAAGAAATTTGTTTTCAAAACCTGGAAATCTTAAAGTTGGTATTCGTTGGAGTGGTTCTCCAGAATTTGAAGATGAACAACACAGAAGATTTCCGCCGGAATTGATGATAGATCTTCACGATATTCCAAATACAACATTTTATTCATTGCAAAGAGACGAAAATCTTGTAGATGGATTACCTTTTGGTGATATGCGTGAACAAATGAAATCTTGGGATGAAACTGCAAACATAATTGCTGGTTGTGATTTGATAATAACATCATGTACATCAGTTGCTCATCTATCCGGGGCTATTGGAAAACCAACGTGGGTGGTTACGCCCATAATGCCATATTATACGTGGGTTGTTCCTGGAGATACTTCTAATTGGTATGATTCTGTCAAATTGTTTAGACAAGAAAAATACGGTGAATGGGATGTTCCATTCATAAAAATTCGTGAAGAACTTACTAAATTAGCAGAAGGATATGTTAAATAATGAATACGAATAAATTGAGCATAGATATTGTGTTGAGGACACATAGTTTTATAGATATTCATGCAAACCCAACCCCAAGATATTGTGGAGTTGATAAAACAACATTAGTTATCAAATGTGTAAAGTCATTAGTTCAGTCTGCCGAACAATATGACGGTAAAATACACTTCGTTTGGTATGACGATCATTCTTCGCAAAAGATGATAGATGTTTTACATGAAATTTTCAAAACATCAAGACACACTTATGAATTTAATCCATTAGAGTTACGAGGATGGAATGCTTCTGGTCATGCTCAATTTGATAGGGGTCGTTCATCTAATGCAGATTTAGTTTATTTTGTTGAAGATGATTACCTGCATTATCCAACTGCTATAGTTGAAATGGTTGATGCATATTCAACATTTAAGAAAAATTTAGGATCAGAAGTTGCAATTCATCCATACGATGATCCAGATAATTATATGGCAAAGTTTATAGATGAATCAAGAATTGTTCTTGGTAAAAATAGACATTGGAGAACAAACAAATATGCAACTTTCACTTTCATGTGTAATCCTGAAATTGTCCGTAAATTTTGGAGTAGATTTTACACGTGTGCAACAGAATATATGACCGAGTGGGGTGAAGCCAATGAAATTCAAGAAGGAACAACTATCAATCATATTTGGCGTTGGGAAGTAACTCTTTTTACCCCAATACCATCGCTAGCATTACATATGGGGTATGAGAGACAACTTGATCCGTATATTGATTGGAAAAAATTATGGGATTCGGTTGTGTAATCATATTTATTTGTATGTAAATGAATTTAGGAATGTTTGATGAAATATGCATTAGTAGAAGATGGTTTGGTAAAAGAAAGTAATAGAATGTTGCCAAGAAATTGGAAAAACATTTCAAATTTTTATTTATTAGATCAAGAAACATTGAAATCATATGGTTGGTTTCCATATAGATTTGAACCCGCATCTATTCCTGAAAATGGTATTTCTGACGGTAGTTATTATGAAATAACGGAACAAGAAGTTGTTGAAATACAAACATATAGAATAAAAACAGAATTAGAAATTGAAATTGAATTAGATAGTATGTGGTCTTTCATTCGAGAAAGACGAACTGTAAAATTAAAAGAATGCGATTGGACTCAATTATCAGATAGTCCATTAACTCCTGAAAAAAAAGAACAATGGCAAATATATCGTCAATCACTGCGAGACATAACATTACAATCTGATCCTTACAATATAGTTTGGCCAGAAGAACCGGGAATATAAGATGAACAACAAAATTTTCAAATTGATAAAAGAAATGAACCTTTCCATATTCAATGAAAATGAATTAGTGGACAAGGATATTGTTGTAATTTATCCTGGCAAATTTCAACCTATGGCAATTTATCATCGTGAAGAATATGAAAGAATTTGCCGTAAATTTGATAAAGACAATGTAATAATTGTAACAAATGATATTACGGATCCAATAGAAAAACCATTAACCTATGATGAGAAGTTTGCAATAATGCGTCGTCATAATGTTAAACATATTCAAAAATCAAATACACCATTCCATGCAACAAATGTAATTGAACAATTTGATGGTGATTCTACGGTTGTAATTTACGCTGTTGATAAATCAGATGTTTCAAAATTAAAAGACTATAAAAGATTGATGAAATGGAATGGTAGTAGTCATTTAACTTACAAAGATATTCAGAATCCATATGTTTATTATATGGTAGTAAATCATGTTCGATATGATATTCCATCGTTTGGCAAAATGGATTCAAAAACTATTTTTGCTGCACTATCAGACCGTACTGCTAAATTATCAGAATTGAAGTCTCGTTTCATTTCTATATTTGGTTGGTTTGATGTGGATATATTTAATATGATTGTTTCTAAATTCAATACCAAACGTGGTAAAATGAAAGAGATTAAAAAAGATAAAAATGGTTTAAGACCATTGCACATGATAACGAGAAAATTTTGGAATAAAGTTTACAAAGAAATAATAAAATAAAAGGTTATGTTATGGAATTAAAAATTGAAAGTCTTAATGATGTTAAAAAACTGCTTTCTGGAAAACATGAAATTCAGGAGAGAGTTCAAGTTGGCTATACCGAAGAAGACAAAGAAAAAAATCTTTCAAGGAAAATCGGTGATAAATGGTTTGATGAAGATGGAAATGAATGGGAGCAAAGAAATGGATATAAAATAAAACTTGGAAAAGAATGGCAACAAGAATTGCATGAATATCTAAATTCATTTCCAAATTGTCCCAAAGAAACTTGCACCTGTGGTATGCCAAAAAAACTTGATCAGAAAATGAAACGTATTCATGGAATGTGTTTTGATTGTGTTATTGATATGGAACATAAAATTCGTCTTGAAGGTAAATGGGATGAATATGAAAAGACAAAAGTAAAACAAAATGCACTTGCTTGGTTAAAAGAAGCTGAAAGGGATAAAAATGTTATTGCGAGTGAATTATCGCGACTTGAATTTACAAATGATTTTGGTGATAATGAAAAATGGAAAACTCCTTTTAACAAAGAAGAAATTTTGGAAAAAATAGAAAAAGAATTTGTTGAATTTAGAAAAAATTTCATAGAACAACTAGAAAAGGATTTAGGAGAAAGGATTGAGGAAAGTTAATCCAGTATCGGAAACTTTTAGAGGAATTGGTGGTAATATATCATCAAAGAGGATAATGATGTTCTTTTCTTTTCTTGTAATGATATTTATGGCAATACTTTCTACCTTTTACGATAAAAAAGTAGAACAATTTATATTCGATGGGTTCCTTTACATAGTAGTTGGCGGGTTGTTTTCAGTTGCTTCAGAACAATTTGCCGGTAAATTTAGAAAAATGGAACATCAAGATTATTACGAAGAAATAAATGATAATGATATTATAGATGAACCACCAAGAAGAAAACGGAGAAATTTATGAAACAAGTAATTGTTGAGAGAGCAGTTCCAACAAACAAAAAACTTTACAATAGTATTAGGTCTAGAATTAAGAAAAAATATAAAGTATGGCCAAGTGCATATGCATCCGGTGCATTAGTAAAGGCGTACAAAGCTGCTGGTGGTGGTTATCGTAATGTAAAGGAAATTATCACAAACCCAACTTACCAGTTAGAAAGTTATAGAACGAATGAATGTGGTAAAATAACTGAACTACATTTTGGTTTACAAGAAAGTGGTTTGAGTTCCGTCAATGAAGCTGAATATCGTGGAAGAAAAGTTTCTCTCGGTAAACCATTCAGAACACCAGGTGGTCCTAAAAAGTTTTCTGTTTATGTTAAAAAACCAAATGGAAATGTTGTAAAAGTAAACTTTGGACACAAGGGTGAGGGTGGCAAAAAAACAATGCGTATTAAAAAGAGTAATGCTGCTCGTAGAAAATCATTCCGTGCTCGTCATAATTGTCAGTCTCCTGGACCAAGACATAAAGCCAGATATTGGTCCTGCCGTTTTGGATGGCCAAGTTCTGGAAAAGGTGCAATAGATAAAACATAATACATGAATACTGGAATATACAAATCTGTTATGAAAGATTTGCTACAGTCTAATGCTGTTGCAGATAGAAAAGTTTTTGCTGAAATAATGGCAAAAGCATATGAGGTATCAACCGTTGGTTTTGCAGGAACTATTTTTGGTGCAAAATTGATAAGTGGTGATACCGCATTTTTAACTAGTTCTATAAACAATGCACTAGATGCTAATTTTGCAGATACAACTCGTGGTGTAAATCAATCCGCATATAATTTAATGGCTATTGGATTTATGGGCTATTGGGCATCTGCAAAGTTTACACCAGTTCCATTTGCACCAGCTATGACCGCTACCGTAAAAGGTCCAGTGGTTACAGTTCCAGGTTCACCAACACCATTGGGTGGCAATTTATTTTATTCTTTTGTTTTAGGAAATGCAGAAGCTCATTTGAATGCAATTTGTATGTCATTGCTTGCATTTCAAAAAACAATAACTGGAACAATAAGTGGAACATCATCTAGTGGAACGGCAATATCATTGCCTTGGATTGGTATAATTTGATTGTTTGCATATATTTATGTGTATGAATAAATGCACAGAAAATATAGTTAGAGAAATTATTAGAGAATACTTCCGTTCAGTATTGATAGAAGGAAAAAAGCCGACCGGTGGCCTAACCGGCTGGTTTAGAGACCGTTGGGTTGATATTTCTCGTAAGAAAAAAGGTGGTGGACACCCACCTTGCGGTGCCTCTGCCGGTAGTAAATCAAGAAAAGGTGGAAAGAGGGCATATCCAAAATGTGTTCCCGCTACAAAAGCCGCTTCAATGTCATCAAAACAAAAAAGAAGTGCAATAACACGAAAGAGAAAGAAGGGTGCAACTGGTCGTGGTAAAGCAAAAATGGTTTCAACATATGCAAAGGATTAAAAAATGGAAGATGTTTTAGAAAAAAGAATTGGTAATTACATAAAAATTTTAGCTATATCCGTTCTTTCAATTTTGTTGATATACAATGTTTATGAAAATTCACAATCAAAAGAACAGATAAAGGTTTCAACAAAAACAAAAGATAGTTTGGAAGCATTGATAAATAAATACCAATATGATTACATCGAATTGAAAAAAAAAGCCGATAGAATGGATTCTATATTGAATGTAAAAAAAGATAAATTGGAAGAAGTAAAAGGTTCTTTCAATAAAAGAAGAAAACCTACCATAAAAAATTCAAATGAAGCAATCAGGTATATCAATAAATTTTTAAGTGAGTAAATTATGAAATATGTTTTGGCTTTAATCTTTTCAACAACGGCTTTATTTGCTACTGAAAAAGATTCGGTTTACTGTTTTAATAAAAAAGAAATAACATTGCTTGCAAATAAAATACAGTTACTTCGTGATTCAATAGATTATCTTCAAACGGTAGTTGATGTTCAAGATACTGTTATAGATTTATACCAATCCAGATTAGATATGTTTTTGAAACAATTAAACAACCGAGATAATGTTATTGATGCTTGTCAAAAAAGAAGCAAAGAACTTGAAAAAATAAATGAAGAACTACAACCTCGTTGGTATGATAATAAATTTTTATGGTTCC